AATGATTTCAGTCCACTGAACATTGGTGGTATCAAGGGAGTCTGTATCTTTACTGGACTCCCTGTCCCAGAAGTAGCAAAAGGTGCATTTGGATTAGAACGTAATGAACAACAAGGACTCTTCGAACTCTCAAGACTTTGCATCCACCCTGATACGCAGTCATGCGAATATAACATCACTTCTTGGTTTGTGTCACGAGCGATTAGACAACTTCGGAAAGATACTGAAGTTAAAGCAATCATTTCTTATGCTGATTCAGATTACCATTCTGGTACAATTTATCGTGCTTGTAACTTTAAATATGCAGGTCTCACAGACCCTAAAAAAGATTTCTACTATGCCGATGGCACCAAGCATTCAAGAGGTAAAATAAAAGGTGCCGAGGGAGAATGGAAAGAACGCTCCCGCAAGCACCGATACGTTATGATGTTTGATAAGAAACTAGAACTCTTATGGAAGAGTGATGTTTAGATTCTCAGTTTGAATATACTTTTCGTTGATATACTGAGAAGATTTTTGATATGTAAAGATGTCTCTCATATCATTCAAGAACTGCTGTAAGTATCTTGGTTTTAATATGTAGATGCTCCTCTTTTTATCATTCTTACGAACTTCATACTCGTAGTTACTAATCCCAGTAACTGGATTTAGAGTTGCCGTTGGATCAGCAGGATTTGGAATTGTAAAAGTGCCGTCAACTACTTTTCCTTTGGGAAGAATTAAACGACCATTAGAGTCTTTAACTTCTGTAGTTTCATAAAAGCGGGTTGCGTTCAAATCGGTTCCATATTTCTCGTAGGAATAATTATAGAGATCTCGATCTGAAAGAGGCCAATCATCTCGAACGTTAATAATTCCTGCCGTAATTAGAACCACCCAATCAAGTTCTGGATCTCCATAAACTTCTTCAGCAATAAGTTCTGGTCTTGATCCTTCTGGAACTTCATACTTATTGAAAAGAGTTAAAACATTTTGAAGATCGTCTCTTAGTTTGACTCTACGGAAGAGGTTTTTAACCTCAATGTAGTTAAGAGATGAATTCTTATCAGACTGATAAGAAGGATATAATAGATTTGGAAGTTCTCTAAAGTATCCCATTTTAGTAACCTACTCCTCCTACTCCATCGTAGTCTTCTCGATAAACTGGCGATAGTTCTTGGAATGCTAAATCCATAATCATAGAAACAGGAGCACCGTCACTATATGTCGCATAGTTTCCTTCACCAGTGTAATTGACACTCATATTTGTGAGAGCACAAAGTTTAAATTTGTTTAAATACTCAGCTGATTTTCCTCGATAAGACAATTCAAAAACATCCGGAGTCTTTAAAAAGTTGGTATCTCTTCCACTTGGTGCCATATGCTTTTTGAAACTTTTTATAATATTTTTTACTTCCTTTGCTTCAGGTTGACTTCTTGGAGTGAATTTAAATTGAAACTTAAATTGCCTTAGTGTTGGACCATTAAATAGCAGTTCCATATTTGGATTTATAATGGAACCAGTTGCTCGTCCAAATAACTGCTCAAAAGAAATATTAGCACCAAGAGCACTAACTGCTTGTTGTGCAGTAAATAGTTTTAATATGCTAGCAACTTGTGGATCATTGGCAACATTAGAAGCACTTACTGCCATTTTTCCTATATTTTCTATAAACTCTTTTGGACCCTGTGCTCCAGTTATACCAAGTGTTGAAGATATAGCAGCAGCATAAAAAGAATTTAGTGAACTTTCACCAAAATTAGCAGCATTTGTGTCTGATAATTGTGATGGAATTGGTAAAATTATGCTTCCTTGAGAATCTCCTTTTGCGCCGCCACCAATTAAAGTAGTGTTTGCTATTGTTACCTCTTCAAAAGAACCATAAGTTGTAAGGGTTGGATCGGGTTTTTGACCTGGTGCTGGTGCTGGGTTTGAAGCATCAACTCCTTTCAAAACGTTAATATCTCTACTTCCCCTAACATACTTAAATATGTTAAACTGAATAAAGTCTTGAGAATTATCAATAGTACTTTTAGGGTATCTATAGTTAAATGCTGGTTCTGCTGCCATCTCGGCTACTTTTTTAACTATTTAGACGCTGTTTCATAAAAGGCAGTTCTCTGGCATCAGCAAGTTCTTCGGGATAGATTTCATACAACTGCCCTGGGATTTCATTCCAAGTGTATTGGCGCATTTGACCCCAGTGATAATTAAGACCACGAAATCCCCATTCGAATACATCAGTGACGGCAACTAGGGGATTTTGATCATACACTATGTTAGGAGTCTTGGGATTATAAACAAAGGCATAATACTTTCCAGCACTTGGTGCTCTGCCACTTTCGGGTATGGTGCTCATAAGTTCCATCATCACATCATCGGGATCTTCCATACCAACAATATTATCCATTACGGAACGAATTCGATTAACTTCGTTCTCTGTTGGATATTTTTCTTTTCTCTGTTTAAGAGTTTTTCTCGGCATTACTTAATACCTAGTTCGTCTTCTGTGATGATTTTGAACTCCCATAATCTATCTTTACAGAATTCTCGTGCTGCTTTCCACTTTGCCTGATTCTTGGCATACTCGTAGACTTCGTAAATATATCCTTTTGTTTTCTTCTTTTGAACTTTTGGTTCAACTGTTTGCTTTTTAGGTTTAATCTCGATGATATATTTTTTGATTTGACCGCTCGTTTCTCGTACTTTAATATAGAAGTCGGGAAAATATCTGTGAATTCTATTATCAATGGGAGAACGATAAGGAAGGGCAATTTCTTCACTTCCCCACTCTAGAATGTTTTGACTTTTATCACAGTAGACCATAAACTTTCGCTCCCAAAGAGAACGATAGATTATGTTTGTTGGGTCACCTTTGTATTTTTGTGGGTATGATGGTTGAAATTTTCCCTTATATGACATCTAAATACTTAATAATGTAGGATCCATTAGAGATATTTAGATGGCATCGCCAAAAGCAACATATCAAGAACCCAAGATGAGTGTCCTTAAATCTAAGGACATTGCTAAACCATCTCTTACAAATTATTATCAGGTTAATATTGGAGGTATTCCTGATGTTGTAAAAAAACATATTGCTAAACGATATGGAGTTCCATCTAATTGGATTAATGAGCAGGCTGGTTTAATGTGTGCTGATGCGACACTTCCAACAAGTTCATTTGCCACAGCAGAAGTAAAGGATAATTTTCACGGAGTCAATCAGCAGTTTGCTCATACAAGACTTTATATTGATAGTGATTTTACTTTTTATGTTGATAAAAACTATCAAATGATTAAAGTTTTTGAGGGGTGGATGGATTATATTTCTGGTAATAATATACAAGGATTTGAAGAAACTGATTATCGCTACTATAGAAGATTTAATTATCCTGAGGGACCAACAGGTTATAAGTGTCAATCTGGATTTAATATTATTAAATTTGAAAGAGACACTAAAAAAAATAATGCTCCAATGTTGACGTATCAATTTTTTAATGCTTTTCCCAAATCAATGTCTGCTATTCCTGTTTCTTATGGTCCAGCAGATACTTTAAAGGTAACAGTTTCTTTTGCCTACGACAGATATATTATTGAACAAGGAAGAGGAGGATCTACTTCCAATGTACAAGGTGCTCAGGGTGTTCAGGGAGTAGGTCCATCGCCAGTTATACCTATTGATCCAGTAACAAATAAACCAGTAGAGAGACCATTCCCGGGACTTTTAAGTGATCAAGAATGGTATGATGAGTATAGCAAAGGATTAGCCCAATCTACCAATAACATAAATGCTGCCAGAGACAGAAAATTGAGAGAAAGTGTAACTGGTCCAAGGGGACTTTAAAAATAGTAATAAATAATTTTAACTGAATTTCTATAGGTTATTATGCCTTTACCAAAGATATCTACGCCAACATATGAGTTGGAACTACCTTCTACCGGAAAGACAATTAAGTACCGTCCCTTTCTGGTAAGAGAAGAAAAAATTCTCATCATGGCACTTGAGTCTGAGAATATGAAACAAATTTCAAGTGCTATTAAAACAGTTATCACTGATTGTATTAGCACACGCGGTGTAAAAGTTGATGATCTTTCAACATTTGATATCGAGTATCTCTTCCTGAATATTCGTGCTCGTTCTGTTGGTGAAACAGTAGAAGTTAATATTACCTGTCCAGATGATAATGTAACTAAAGTAAAAGTTGAAATTGATTTGGATGCCATTAAAGTTGAAAAGGATCCAAAACATTCAAATGTTGTTAAATTGGATGATAATCTTTCAATCCAAATGAAATATCCTTCTCTTGCTCAGTTCGTTGAGAACAACTTCGAGTATAATGAGACTGGAAGTGATGTTGACAAATCACTTGAAGTTATTGTTGCTTGTATTGGTCAAGTATTCACAGAAGATGAGTCTTGGAGTGCTTCTGACTGTACTAAGAAAGAACTGAGAGATTTTATCGAACAGATGAACACCAAACAGTTCAAGGATATTGAAGAGTTTTTCAATACGATGCCAAAACTTACACATACTGTTAAAGTTAAAAATCCAGAGACAGGTGTTGAAAGTGAAGTTGTTCTAGAAGGGTTAGCAAGTTTTTTCAGCTAGCGATGGCGCATGAAAGCCTGGAAAACTACTATAGAACAAATTTTGCTCTCATTCAGCACCATAAATATAGTTTGACGGAGATTGAAAATATGATACCGTGGGAGAGAGAAATTTATGTTACTCTTCTCCAACAGTACATTGAAGAAGAAAATCTAAAACAGCAGCAGAGTGGCATTTAGTAGTCAGGCATTTACCGCACCATCACTAAAGGCAAAACCTAAGTTAGGAAAAACAACAGTTTCTTCCTCAATATTTCGTGGCGAGTCACCACTGGTAGGTAAATCGACTACAATCAAAATTCCAAAGGGAATGCAGATTGGTGCTCGCGCTAGTTATGTAGATCCAAAATACTTAAAGAAAGAGTCTGCTCCTATAGAACAGACTTTAGTAGAGACTAATAATATTCTTGTAGAAATTCAAAAACAACTTTCTTTGGATTTTGCTTATAGAATAGCAAAAGAAGAAGATGAAGTAAAGAAAATAAGAAGTGCCACCGATAAGAGAAAAAGGGGTAAAGCAGAAGAAGGCGCAGAGACTGTCAATAAACTTGGATCAAAGATTGGCAAAACTGTAGATAAAATTATTGCTCCAACAAAGAATATATTCGACAGAATACTTCAGTTCTTTGGAGCACTGGTTGGTGGATTTTTAATCAATCAGGGACTGAAGTGGTTAAGCAAACCAGGTAGTATAGAAAAGATACAAGGATTTTTTGATTTCCTATCAAAACATGCCAATACCATTTTGATGGTTATTGGTGGTGTTCTTGTTCTTAGAGTTGTTAGAAAGATTACACGTCTTTACCGTCTTCTCCGTGGTATTTCTAGATTTGCGACTGGGCGTGGTTTTGGTGGAACTGGCGGAACTGGCGGAACTGGTGGTGGATTATTTCGAAATGCCTCAGGTGGAAGAAGGGGTGTAACAATAGGTAGAGAAACTAGATCTTTTTATACTGGAACTGGCGGAAGAACAGGACCTACTAAAACTGATGGTGGTGGCGCACGGCAAAAGATAGATTTAGATGTTGTAACAAGAACTAAAAATCCAGTAGCAAGAGCACTTCAAGGTGTTGATGTAGGATTTAAAAGGGCTAGTAATAGTGCAATGAAGGCAATCGGAATGGGTCCCGGTGCCAAAGGTCTTGGAAAATTATTGAGACCGATATTTAAAAGAATACCACTTATTGGTGGTTTAATTGATTTTGCAGTATCCCTTGCTCTTGGAGAACCATTGGGTAGAGCAGCAGCAAAAGCAATTGGTGCCACATTAGGAACTGCTTTAGGTTCTTTCCCACCACTACTTCCTTTTGGTGGTCCAATATGGGGAGGATTACTTGGTGATATTCTTGCTGGTTCAATTTATGATGCTGTAACAAGTGGGCAAGAGCAAAATCAGGAAGGTTCTGGTTTAGAATTTAATAGAGGTGGAACTGTTCCTGGACCAAATGTGAATAGAGATATTGTCCCACTTTTGGCAACTCCTGGAGAAAAGGTTGTTCCAAGAGATGAAAGCAAAAAATTTGGACCATTCATTGATGATGTCATTTATAATGGTGGACAACTTTATACTATGATGATTGGTGCCCTTAAGAAGCAAGAAGAAAATAATGAAATATTCAAAGCAGCAAATGAAAAGTTTGAAACCACTTTGAAAGATTATGATGATTTTGTTAAAAAGATGAAATTGAAAGAGTCTGATCCTGCTTTATATCAAAGCATATATGGTGGTGGTAATCTTCGCTCAATGCCAAAACTAAAAGTTGGCAACCTAATGGGTTCTGCTCAATCTGGAATTGAAATAAATTCTGCGGGAGTTGTTGGACAAATTAGTGTTAATTTGAAGCAACCAAGAAGAGCAACCAAAGATTTGAGAAGACCTTCATCGGGATCATCATTGGCGGTTCTTCCACCAATGAACATGGGTGGCGGAAATCAAACTATGTCACCTTCTGGAACTATGGCAACTCCACCATCTAGAGGTAGTTCAATGCCAATGGTTGATGCTGAAGACCCATCAAACTTCTACGTTGCTTATGCGATGATGGAACTTGGAATATACGGGAGTTGATAAATGGAAGAACTAAACACCACAACTCAAGTAGAAAATTTAAAACTTAATGTTACTAACATTAAAAGTTTTCTTATCAAATCTAATACTCAAGTTAGAAGAATTGACTCTAAAAAAACAGCATTAATTGGTAAGGAAGTTCAGGACAGAAGAAGAGCAGAGGCAGAGCAAAAGGCAGAAACAAAAATTAAACCAGGAATGGGATTTGGCAAAAAAATTCTATCGGGTGTTGGTGGAATGGTGATGAGTATCAAAGATCGTATTATAAATTTCTTTGGTTATCTTGTTCTTGGATTTCTGGTTGATAAGTTACCTATAATTATTGAAAAAGTATCCTCTTTTATAAAAACTGTTGGACCATTTGTTGTTGGAACTGTTAAGGCACTTGGAGTAATAGCAAGTGGAATAGGATCAGTCTATAACAGTATATCTTCTCTTTTCAAACCAGATGATGCTAAGAAAAATATACAACAATCAGAAAAAGAACTACGTGGATTAGATCGTGAGATTGATACTGATGGTATCGTTATTCCAGAGATGCCTTTTGCTCCAATGGCACCAGGGAATATGTTCCCTCAACAAACTCCACAAGCGTCTCCACAGATATCACCACCACAAAGTTCACCAGAAGGTAGCATTCCAAAAATACAAAAGAGAAACAAAGGTGGAGCAGTTAATAAACAGTCTCGGGCAAATCAACAACCAAAGAGGACAACAATTGGTAATGAAAAAACAAATCCAGTAAAACTTTTCTCTAAGACTTCCGAACAGAACAAGGAAACTACTGATTTATATGATAAGAATATGAGTAAGTTTGAAGATATTGTCAAAACTCTAAAAACTATTAAAAAATTTGGTGGAGATGGTAACGAAAGACCAAATGAAAACCCAGGAGAAGGTCCAAGAACAAGACCAGCATCTGATTTAACACCAGTTGCTGTAAGATCAGATGAAGTAATTGGATCTGTTGGATATACTGGAACAACTGTGCCAGCAGGACCTGGTGGATCTCATATTCATATTGAGAATTACACAAATCCAGGAGCGTCTATACCAGACTCTGTTAAGAATAATATTCTTGTAAGTGGCATTCCAATGACACAAAGATTGAGATTTACCTCTGGTATTGGGATGAGATGGGGTAGTATGCACCGAGGAGAAGATTATGCTGGAGATCCAGACCAAAAGATAACACTACAAGGTGGACTGAAGTATGTTCAATTTATTCCAAATCGTGGTGATGGATATGGCAATAGAGTTATTATCGAATCCAATGGTGTTCAATATACATTGAACCATTTAAATTCTGGTCCAGATGATGAAACTTCTTTACTAAAGAGACAGCAAGAAAAAATAGCAGAGAGGAAAAAACAAGAAAGAGAAGCTAAGAAAACACTTGCCATACTTAAAGGACTTGAAAAGAAACCACTCAGTATAGATACCTCAGTAGATGATCCACAAACCAAACTTTTATTATTACCTATTGTGACACAAGCACCACCTCCTCCTATCAGTTCTGGTAACGCATCACCAATTCAGGTTCCTGTTTTATTTGACATTACAAAACCAAGATCAGCATTCTCACTTAACAATATACCATAATGTTAGAAGCACAAGACGTTAAATACGAAGAATTCAAGATAATCTCACAGGATGGTTCTAATGCTGTGGATGCTTATAGTGGTAAGTTTAGAGTTACAAGGTTCAACTATTATGAAACTATACTCTCACCTTACATTACTGGAAATGTTGTTATTGTAAGCACGATTGATGCTACCAAATCCACAGAAGATAATCAACAGAGAAGTGGATCTCTTTATAACTTCTTACCACTTAGTGCTGGATGTGTAATTACAGCAAAGATTAGGGCGGGTGTTGGTAATGAGACTAATCTTCTAGACTTTTCAACCGACCCATTTAAGAGACTTTATGTTACAGATGTGAGTATTCTTGATAAAAGTTCTACAAGTGAAACAATAATTCTTAAATTTATTTCTCGCATTGGGTGGTTGAATGAAACTACAAGAATCACAAAACACTACAAAGGGAAAATTACAGACTCTGTTCAAAAAATTCTCACAGAAGTTCTTACTATTGACAAAAACAAAATTGACCTAGATCCTTCGGCAAATTCATATTCATTTACTGGTATGAATAAGAGACCGTTTGATATTTTGTTTATGTTGGCAAAGGCAACGGTTCCTTCTAGCGTATCAAATCCTGGATATTTCATCTATGAAACTAAGTCGAAGTTTCATTATGTTTCTGCTGATAAGTTGCTAAAACAACAGAGATATGGAAATGAATATAATTACAATGGTGCCGTACAATCTTCTGTTGAATTAAAAAACTCCAGTAATAATTTTAAAGTATTGTCTCTTACAACAACGAAAGACCAAAGTTTGTTGTCACAAATCAGATCTGGTGTATATGCTACTAAAAATATTTTCTTTAATCCATCAAACCTACAGTTTAAAGAGATTGATATTTCTGTAGTTAATGATCCAAAGTTTTCTTCTATTGCTAAGAAACCAAAGTTTCCTGGAATATTAGCATCAGACTTCAATGCTGGAAAGAGATATCACAGAGTTCAAACTGCCATTCTAGATGTTGGTGCTGATGAGGCAAATTTGGGAATTAATAATAGTCCAGAACTATACTATGCCGCCGGAACAACAAGATATAATGTAATGTTCTCCCAATCTCATTCTATTTCTGTTCCTTGTAATTTGGATCTTGAAGCAGGAAGAAAAATTAAAATGAATGTGGAGAGTACATCAACGAACAAAGAACAAGGTGTAGATGAACGTCAGAGTGGAGAATATATAATAAAAAGTCTTTGCCATCACTTTGAACCAAACAAATCAGTTACATCTATTGTTTTAATTAGAGATTCATACGGATTACATTTTACTAAAAATAGCTAATGGACGCTTTTTCATCTTCTAGTCTAAATTTTTACGGTGCTGGAACTAATGAGTTCCTTGGCATTGTTCTATCTGGAGATTCACAAAAAGATCAATTATCAGGTCTTGCTGGATGGGGATACAGATATAGAGTTGCTATAATGGGTCATCATCCAGTTGATCAAGCATCAATTAAAGATGAGGAAATTACATATGCTATATGTGCTCTCGGAACTTGTGATGGTTCTGGTGCTGGAGGAAGACTAAGAACACCAAAAATATCTCCAGGTGATGTTGTTCTTGGTAGATTTTTGGATGGTGATAAAAGACAAATTCCAATGATCACCAATGTTCTGGGAAGAACTTCTGGAGTTAAGTATGGATCTGGAAGATTTGAAGTTAAGAGTGGATATGATCAAGATGTAAAACCTGGAGGACTGGGACAGCAAGAATATAATCAACAGGACAATGTTGTATCTGGAGTATTAACGAAAAAACAACCACCAAAAGGTGATGGTGGTAAGAAAGATGAAGAAAGAAAAAAAGCGACAGTTGATTTAATTGAAAAGCAAACTGGCATTACTCCCGGACAAGGTGTTGATACTGTGTCTAAACCACAAAGTAAGGCTGTTGCCAAACAAATTACAAATTCCACTGATGTATTGAATAAAATTAATTCTGGAGAATCCATTGGACGACCTCGCCTGAGCGAGCCACCATCAGAGGAATTATCAAAAGCTATGAGGTTAAAAAATCTTCAATTTAGACCGTATCGTGCGGATAGTAGTCTTGGTCAACAATATCCTGGCGGTGGGGTAATTACAAGTCTTTTTGAAGAATAAATATCAGCACGAGGAGGTAATTTAGAGAATGGCAGAAGATAAAAAAATAGTTAGAAGGTTTGAAAAAAACGGTCAAAAATATTATATTGAAGAGACTAGTTTTGGTCTCCTAGTTTTTCTTGAAGCATCTGATGCTGACTATAATTATGCGGGAAAAATAAATAGGGATCTTCCTGCAGATATTGAAGGAACGACCCAAAAGTATGTCCTTATGGGCGAATATACTACAGTACCGGGACCGGGAGTTAATAGGTTTGTTTCTGTTACTGAGTCATATCTTCCCACTGTAGGAGGAGAAACTACATTACAAGGTTTTGACAGTGCTTTTGCATCCAAACTAGATACTCTTTCAAATACTAATATTAGTGAAATTCTTAAGATAGAGCCTATCACACAAAAAGAATACCTTGAAGATATTAAAAAAACAAAAGGAGAAGTACAACCAGCAACACCAACACAAACTGGTCCAACAGTACAAGAAACACCATCTCAAGAGTTTATAGATTATGCCAAAGAGATGGAGGAACTTGGAGTATTGGATCCAGAGGTTAAAAAAATTATCTGTGCCAGTTACCCAGATCTTTGTGCTGAACTCAATTCTACTGTTCAAATTCCATTCAACAAACAAAGTCCAGAACAATTACTAAAATCTCTAAGAGAAAAACAAAGACAAAAAAATGCTAAGAGTGGAAAGGAAACAACTTGCCCAGCACTTTCAGACACAACAGGGAAAACAATTCTCCTCGCAGATCCCTGTAAGGATAACTTCTTCGCCAAAGTAGAAGCACATCTGACTAATTTCTTTGACAAAATTACAAAACTTGGTTCAAAAATTTTAAATTTCCCACAAGAACTTAAGACGGTTGTTGGACAAATTGGTAGAGCTGCCAGCACTTTTGTTGGGACAATGATTGGTAAGTTATCAAAAGCAATAAACAAATGGATAAGTGGTGGACTGGCAGCATTAACACAGCAGATATTTAATACAGTTGCTGCTCCTGCTCAGGCATTATTAAAAATTGTTGGTATAGAAGAAGATCTACTAAATCCAGTTAAGTTACTCAATAAGGCTCTTGCTTGTTTAGCATCAAAAGTTACACAGGCACTTACAAGTGTAATTGAAGATCTTATTATGGGAATGGTTAGGAACGTATTAAATGTTCCTACCTGTGCCGTTCAGCAGTTTATAGGTGCTATGACAACAAAGATTATTAATCTTATTGACTCTGCCATAACTCCAATGCTTGCTCCAATTAGTAACATTCTTGGTACGATTTTTAAGGTAAAAGATTTCTTAGTTGGTGCTGTTAAAACAATTAGAAAAGTTCTAAGTTTCCTTAAGTGTGGTGAGAAAGAGAAGTGTCCACCAAGTAGAAAATACATTATTGATAGGGGTGTAAAGAAAGACAAAGGAGAAAAAGAACAAGAAGATGCACTTGATATAATTAATAATTTCTCCTTGTCAGAGACTGTTGGAAGAGGTATTAATGATTTTGAAAATGAATATGGTCAATGGGATATTTTTGGATCTGGAGCAGGAACAGATGAAGGAATTGGTGGATCAAATTGTAATACCGGAAATGTATTTGCTTGTGGAGCACCAAAGGTAACCTTCTTTGGTGGCGATGGTGTTGGTGGAGCAGGAAAGGTTATTCTTGGTAAGTTTATGAGGGAATTTGATACTGATAATATTGGTGGAGACATTAAGAGAACCGCAAGTATTATTGGTGTAGAACTTACTGATCCTGGAACTGATTATAAGGATGCCCCATTTGTTTCCTTTGATGACAATTGTGATCAAGGGTATGGTTGCTATGGCAAGACAGTAATTGATACTAATGTAAATTCACCAACATATGGTCAAATAACATCGGTGATCATTATGACCGAAGGTGAAAACTATCCAGCAGGTGATGAAGAAGATGCTTACATTAGAGATGTTATTGTTGAAGATCCTGGTGATAATTATGATGATGAGGATGATTTAGAGAATGATGATTTGGAGATGGATGTTTCTGGTGGAAGAATTACTGCGGTTAGAATTAAGAAACCAATTCGTTATACTGATCTACCAAAACTAAATATTAGAACGGAGACTGGATATGGTGCTGTATTGAGACCAATTATGACTACTGTACAACCACCACAAACAGAAATAGTTACTTCTATTGATTGTGTAACATGAGCGATAATAAACCAAGATATCTAGAGTCTTTCGGTCCAAAACTATATGTTGAAACTGGAAGTACAGTTGTAGGATTTGCTGGAAAAACGGCATATCAGTTAGTTTCTGTCAATGCTGATGGTTTGAGATATAACCAAAGTTTTCATGAAGGTAGTGGACTTGCTAGATTTAATACTGATAGTAAGTTTCAGTTTGAATGTGGCGATAAAATTAAATCAACTGATGTTGCTTGTCTTTTTACTGCCCACAAAGGGGGTATTGAATTCACTGCCGAAGATGGAATTATAACGTTTAAGGCAACTCAAATTGTTATCGAGGGTGAAGAGGAAGTTGTAATTCAAGGAAGAAATATTAGACTTGGATATCAGGAAGAGGGTGCTACAAAAAATATAAGAATGCTAGCAGATGATGTTCCAACGCCATATCTTAAAGAAGGAAAACTATCAGCTCTTCTGATGCAGAATACAAATATTTTGGCATTAGGAAATGCTTCAATATTCACTAAACCGTTCGATATTTTAAGAACCGTTTTAAGTTTAGCGGAATAGGAGAAAACAAATGGGATTAGCTCCAGACAAATATACTTATAGTTCCGGTGATGACTTTGTAGAAGATTTACATGTTTATGGATGTCTTTATCTGTCAAATCCAATTTGTGGAATTACTCTTACCTCTCCCAATGGAACAAAATATTTTA